TAAATCTTTTGATTGATGCTAACTTTTTTATATCTTCTGCATCTTGAGTAAGTTTCATTTTATTTTGTGAAGTCATATAACCATCAACAAACCCTAACTCATACAAAGATCTTTCTCTGTCTGTTAGTATGTGCCAAGCTACTTTCACTGCATAAATAAAATGATTTGCATTAACTGATTTTAAATGTTTTTTATAAATGTCTTTTATTGAAGTCATAGATCCCCTTATGTTTCCTTTCGTTTTTTTAACAATGTAATTAACGAGACTATCTTCTCATTAATTGTTCTTTGGTCTGCTCAATTTGCCATAGCAAATTAAAAGATTGTTGTTGCTTTAACGCCAACTCTCTTTTAGCTTTAAGGTATTCATCATGAGCTTTGCTCTGTTGATCCCTCAGCTTTTGCAGATGAGTCTTTAGCTCTTCCATCCTGCTCCTTTGTTACTTTTGTAAAATCCACTTTTAAATTCTGGACTTTACATTCTACAAACTCTCCATCGTTGTTGAGGTCTGCAGCTTTCTCAGCATCATCAAAAGTTTCAATCACTTGAAAGTGACATTCACCATTAACAATTCGTATGTACTTTGACATATTTATACCTTTTTGTCTATATCTTTTTTGTGTAAGTTAAATGACATATCATTATAGATACTCATATCATGATAGTTATCTGCTTTAAATCCTCTTGTTGATCTAAATAATTTTAACGCCATCATTATATGACCGACTTGGTGAGGCTTAATTCTTTTTTTAAGGTTGTCATACAAAACTAATGTAAACATTTCAGATAGTATTGTGAAGTTATGTTGATAATCTCCATAATCTTTTTCTCTATCTTCTATAATTTTTTTCTTAATCTCTGGATCTATATCTGTAACTTTTTTCATAATTCCTTTCTTTTGGCGGGATGAGGAAACATGATTAAAGAAAGGGAAAAAAAACCTCACCCCACCAATTATAACTATACTTTTTATTACCTAGAATTAAAAAGTATACTCATCTTTACCACTACTAGATGTAGATGCAAAGCTATTTTTTGGACTAGATGTAGAAGGTGATAACTTAACTGTTATTCCACCCTCAACTTTATTTCCATCTTTGTCTTTTGTTGGGAATGCAGCTTGATTGTGCCATACCCCATTTATTTTTACACCAACTCTCCAGTTTTTACCCTGTTTTTGAGCTTCAACATTTGGTGGACCAACATAGACAGGTTGATTGCTGCCTGGTTGCCATGCTGGGTTCTTAACTAGATTGATGTATATATCGTTGGACTTATTATCCATTGTGTCTCCTTGTTGTGTTTACTGTATTGTTTTTCAATACAGATCCTGCAACTTTTGCTACAGAATTTTGATCTTCAAAGTCATTGATGACATACTTGTTGCCATCAAACTCATTTAAGAATACATCCGCACACAAACCTATATGACTAAATGCTTTTGTTAGTGCATCGGTCATGGCTTTCTTTGGTGCTTCATCATCCAGCTTTCCGTTTGCTTTACCTAATGGTGCAACCGAACATACTGGACCAAACTCTCTCCACTCCGCATCTAAACAATACTTAACGCTAACTTCTGCAAAGATTAGTTTATCTGTGTAATGGTAATTAACATGATAACTCCAACCTTTACCAATAGGACCAAATTGATTTGTCATCCTTTTGATCTGATACATTGGATCGATTGTTGTTATCGTACCCCAACCTTTATTGATAGGCTTAGTGTACTTGGGATTTGTTTTTGATAACTGCTCCCATACTTCCATATTTTTTTTATTTACTTGTGTCATTTGATTCCCCATAGTTTGGTTATTAATTTAATCTGATCATCTGTTAAATCTCTGTAGTAAAAAGGATGGCTCATGTCTGGTGGTTCACACATCAAAGCTAACTTCTCTATGTCACCCTCACAAAACATAATCATCTTCTCCCATAATAAAATCTTCTCTACCATTTTATTATAAAGATATTCCAGATGATCAGACTTCATCAACTCATGGCTCTGATCAAAGAGCTTAAACCCCTTATCATTTACATATAAAAGATAAGGAATTTTTTTAGTAACCATGTAGTAGAATGAAGTCTGTGTTAAGTGTTCGATCTGCGGTTCTTCTGGTAGATCCTGCGATCTCATTTTAAATTCATCTTTGTTTCTAACCTTTGATGTTCTTGGTGGTTTTGTTTTTAATTCTATAAATGTATTTTTTGTTTCGTAATCTATTCTACCTACAATTTTTTTAATCATTAATTTTTCTGCATGATCTACATATCTTTCACAAACTAATTTATTATCTCCAACTATTTCTTTAACTGCTTTCTCTGTAATCTTTATGCAAGGCTCAACATAATTTAAAACTTCTTCTCTACCAAATTTATCTTTGTCATCTACTGGCATTTTTGAGTGAAACTCTTTCAACTCTGATTGATAAGATGCATCATAACTTCTATCCCAATCTGTAAGTCTTTCTCTTCCAGCTGTATATAAAACATCAGCTAACATTTTCTGTACTGTGTTATTAACTAGGTTGCCAAAATCACCAGCATATCTAAATGGAAACTTACGTCTAACTTCTTGTGGGAAATAATAATTAATTATATTTTTTGCAAAGGGTGTACTGGTTGATGAGTATGACCAGTGATCCAAACCTTTACCACCATTGTAAAAACTAAATGCTTTATCTTGTTTTAAAATCATGTTCCATAATCTGAATAACATAATTAAAACTATTGTCAAACTAAATATCTCTGTTATATATAACCAAAAAATATAACATGGAGATCAAATGACATTAAATGAATGGCGTAAAAAAAACAATCTATCCTACTATAATCTGGGTCAAATGCTAGGTTATAAAGGTATCAATCCAGCTACAAATGCTCAAAGAATTTGCTTGACAGTACAGAATGATAAGCGTTTTCCAAGACCGCACATTGTAGAAAAAATTAGAGAGATAACTAATAAAGAAGTAGACTATAAGGATTTGTATGAAGCGTATCTCAAAGCAACAAAATAAATTACCATACAAAAGAGTTCGTATTATTTGGCAAGATATTTTAAATGACAATTCTTGGTTCGATAACATGAAACAAATAGATAATATGACTTATGCTTGGTGCGATGACATAGGTTATCTTTATTCGAAGGACCAAAAAATGTTTAAGATATTTACTTCATACTCTTGGGATGATGACGAATTAAAAATCGGCAACGTCACTGTGTTTCCAAGATGTGTTGTAAAAAAGATTGAGGTTTTAAAATGACAAACTCTGGTATCTTTGATGAACCTGTTTGCATGGAAAAATTAAAAGAATGCAAATACGAATTAAAACGTCACAAAACATACATTAAAAAACTTAATCTTATAATTGAAGGTCTTGAGAAAAATCTTGAGCAAAAAGAAAATGAAATAAAGGTGTTAAAAAAATGAAATGTTTTTATTGTAATGAAGAAGTTAGATGGAATAATGATTTTGATACAGAGGATACTAATCCAGAATCAGAGCATAATATAGTTAGTATGTATCAGTGTGATAATTGTCAAACTTGGTATGAAGTTTATCATGATAAAAAAATAAAATGTAATGGCTAGATATACATACGCTTTTTCAAATGGTATTTATAATGATTTCCATAGGAAATATGACGGAATTGCCATGATTGATATTGATTCTGTTGAGTGCTGCGTTAAATGTTATGAGCCATTAGCTATTATTGAGACGTGCTATGACAAGGGACAGAAATATAAGGTTACAACCCTCTCAAAGATCATCGCTAAACGCCTAAATATACCCTGTTTTTTAGTATTCTATAAGAAACTGGACAATGACACCCTAACTTTTAGAATCAAGCGTATACGTAGCTCTCAGACCGATTTTAAATTAATGAATGAACGTGAATGGGTTGATGTATTACTCTCTTTGCACGACCATCATAGAAAGGAATGTAAAAAATGAATGTAAGCAGAGGATTTTTACATATTACATATAAGATATACCATCATTTAGACAAATTAGAGGGGGTTCACAAGTCTAATTGTCTAAATGTTTTCTTATCTGTTATGAAATATGCTTGGAAGAAGAATGGATATGAGGCAAAATTAAGGCACGAAACTATACACAAAGATACTGGTTTATGTAGAACCACAATTAAGGATTGCCTTAAAACTTTAAACACTTTGAATATTGTTAAGTCTATTAGAGGTAGGTCTGGAAAAACTTATATTGTTAATGAGGTATTTTTGAGAGCTGAAAAACTTTATGAACCAACCAAGATAGCCGTCTCATTAGCACAAGATAGCCGTCACACGACTACATTTAAAGAAACATTATCCATTAATAATATAGGTAAGATTATAAGTAGTCATGCAGGGGATAGGGAGAAGATATTGGAAGAGTTATCAAAGCTCCCTATCACCGAATTACAAGAAGATAAAACAAATGTTTATTTCTGTAAATTAGCTATTGAACGTAAGAAGGATAATGAGAATACAAACTATGTTGATAAGGGGATAATACTGAATGCTTTAAAGAAGGTGTCCAAAGAAACAAACGCTAGGTATAAACAGAAGAAAGAATATAATATTAGAAATGGAATTAAACCCTGGGAAAATAAGTGATGCTCTATTTCCATTTCATTTCAATAGAGAATTTGCAATGGTAGGTAGACCACAAAGGAAAGTATTTTGCCAAGGTCATACACGTGCTGGACTAAGACAAGGTTTGAAGATCCCATGTAAAATGAAAGGTTATCTACTTGCAAATAATACTTATAAATGTAAATATCATGGCTATCAAAATGTTAAGGGATTTAAAAAAAATTACTCCGATGAAACAAGGATCAAACAACTATCAAAGCTAATACAATTTAAAAATTATACTCATGAGCAACTCAAAGAATACTATTACAAAAAAGTCAGACCAAGAATTGATAACAACAGACCAAGCGAATACAATCTGCGAAAAACTAGCCAACGGATTAACCCTTACAGAAATTCTGGAAGAGGAACAGTATCCTTTCAGCTTGATGAAGTTTTACGCATACTTAAAAAAAAATCCAGAGTTAGAAATTCAAATAACAGAGGCTCGTAAATATGGAGTTCAAACTTTAATTGATAAACTATTGCAAGTCTTTAAGTATCAAGAAGTAGAAAACCCAAATGCAATTTTATGGATCAGAGAAAAAACAAAGTTCA